GTTTGGTACAGTTTTTTGTTTATCCCAATTAGATAATCCACGTTCGTTTTCTCTGATGGTCTTAAGAGCGTTGATTAGTATTTGTTTATGGTTTTGCAAGTAAACAAGGTCACGTTCAAGACCATCATAATATGCTGCTTCCTGTTCTATGTCGTGTTTAACTTTATCCATTTCAATCTCCAGTAATTATGCTTTCAATTTTGCGTATAGCATTTTCGTAGCGTCCAGATTTAATGTCCTTCATAAGAACATTGTTATCCAGTATTTGAATGTTTATTTCTTCAATATTGTCAAACTCTTGTAAGAGGTCGTTAGATTCCCTTAAAGCAGTTTCAAGTCTGTAAGCAGTAACTTTTAACACCTCTAATCTTGTGATTTGATCACTTATATACTCTCTAAGCCGTTCGTTTTCTTTTTCTAGTTCCTTAGCATTAGTATTCATTGTGTCGTTTTCTACTTGCAATTTAGCCAGTAATTTAGGCAATGTGTTACTGTTTCTATTAGAGTAACTTGCTTCCACACCATTTATGTCGTAGTAAGCATCAATAGCATCCCATAGATTTTCGAGCACACTATCTTCCACAAGATCATATTGTGGATAATGCTTTCGGACATACTTTATACATTCATACATATTGCTGTTGTTCTCATACGCAAATGCCATAGCGTAATGAATTGTGTCTTGTCCATTCATTCTTCACCCACCTGTTTGAGTGCTTGCTCTGCTATTTCTTTAATATCCCAATCATCACCTGCATGGCCTCTGACTTCTAATATTTTTTCCAAAGCCTCACGGTATCTGTCACGTTCTGCTTCAAGTTTCTCAACATCTTCATACAGACAGAGTTCTCCTTTGTCATCTTCGTGCAACTGCTCAGTGCATTCGTTATAAGTAAATCTGTTCATTTAACCAACCTCCGTTAAGTCTGAATAGCCCGCGTACCAAGGCTTGTCTGAATTAGTTGGGCCTTCAACTAAAAACGGATATGCACCCAGTAAATTGGAAATAGCTTTTATTACTACAATTTCACCTTTCTTACCCAGTAAAAATGCCGGATGATCTCCACAGGTAGATTCAATAATGTCGGATGTCAATACAGCCTTATCTCCTACTTTCCAGTCTATCTTCTGTTTACTCATCACCCAACTCCTTCTGCTTTCTTGTGTGCTAAAAATGCTTTACAGATAGCTCGCATAGATGACTCTGTATCACACTCCAAATAACCCATTAAGTCAGTGCCTATACAAAACTCACCATCCTCATACTTATTAAACTCAAAGTCTGGCATTTGTTTTAGTAAGTCCATAGCTTGGTCTGCGTAGATTGATGGGCTATACCTACTGCAAGGTATTGTGTCAGATTCAATATTTGATTTTCTCCATAAGTAACCAAATCCATCACTAACACGTTCCCACCCCTGCGCGGTTGCCACAGCACTATCTAATTCTTCGTTAGTCATCACTCTGCTCCAGTACATCATCAATAAATTCATCAGCTAGTACTACAGCATCCCAGACAGCTCTGGAACATTCTGCCTCATCTATAGAGGCAAGTGCTTTCTTAGCGTTGAATAGTGCTTTCTGATAGGCCACGAGTCTAAGTTCAAGCTGCGTATGCTTCATTATTAGTTGAGCGTAGCTACTCATCCGAGTGACCCTTATCACAATATGATATTCGTTTACCGTGATCGTCTACCGTTATAACTTTATGACAGCAAGAACATACAGGTGTGCCAGTTTCATGTTCGATCTCCAATGCTCTAGCTGTTTTTTCGCAAACATCTTTCATATAACTTGTGTTTACACTCTTTGCTGCTTCTCTCCATTGTGCGGCTGCTTTTAATAAATTACTCATCACTTAACTCCAATTAAAAATGCCGGTATCGCCCACAGCACCGGCAAGCTGTCACCAGAGTCCGGCAGGCTAACGTAGACTCCCGCCATTCTCTCGGGCTATCTCGATCTACGTGTCACCGCTGGGAGATAAATTGCTTAAACAACTCGTATGGTACGTTTAGTTTGTATCCTACATAGGGCTTGTCTTCTTGATCTTCTTCCTCCGGTTCATCTTGATAACAAGATCTACACTTTGTCATGCCTCTTCTCTTACGGTTGAGTAGAGTTTCATGGCTCATGTCACTAGGCATGCCACAATTCTCACATTCACATACATAGTACGGAATCAGTCCCCTACTGGTTATCTTGCCGGCCTTATATTCTAAAATTCGCATGTTTCCTACTACTTCGTCGACTTCGAATCTAGCCATAGCCATCGCCTTGCAGTTATTGGCATAACGTCAACGGTTTAAAGAATATCTCAATATCCTCATTCATCGCAGCAGGCTCATGGCGCAAGTGCATAAATTGCCATACAGCCAAATTAGCAATGAGTGATGCAGTAGTGCCAACAGTCAGTGTCGAGCCACAAGCACTTAACTCTGTGTTGTCATCGTTCTCAGGTAGATTGTTAAAATACTTACGAGTTGATAACTCATCAATCAGATTAACGTAATGCACATTGCCGTGAGTACTGGCCATGCGTGTATCAAATACATTGAATGTGCCACCATCGCGTTTGAATTTCTCCATCAACATACGACGCGCTTCGATACTATCAACACACATGAAGACTGTACCGTGATTGATCGATTGAGACTCAGGTGTGATCTTCTCTTGAAGAAACGTCATCGTATCTGGTACATAACCTAACTTCATACGAACCAAGTCTTCCATCGCATATACTTTCGATACGCCGATGTGACAGTCCATGAAAGCCTGATTAGCGAGGTTATGAGCTTCGACCTCATCGAAGTCAATGAATGTAAGTTTAGTTAAACCGAGCTCAACAAGCGCCATACCGACTCGTGAGCCGATAGCGCCAACACCGATTACCGTAACTGGATAATCGTATTTGTGAACGGGGAAAACCTCGTCATGCCTGATTGTTGAGATCGTCATCGATTATATCCTCCAGTATTTGTTTAAGTGTTTTCATATCACGCAAAACGCGTTCATAAACTTCAGAACGGCCTTGTAGCATGTACGCTTCTGAGTTGAGGCCGGCAATCTTCTTTTCATATTCTTCAATCAAATGATTCATCATATTCAGATTTTCTTTTGTGACATTAGCCATTACATTGCTCCAAATATTTCTACAGGATCAACACACATGGAGTAGTTTGGAGCTGAGATGCGTGATGAATGCAGCCATCTTGCATACTCCATACATTTAACGTGTGCTTCGTTAGCAATATCGTCTTTGAAATAACGAATGTATTCTGGATAGTTACGCCCGTCTGTGTATTCCTGAGCAGGCACAACGAGTACTCGCTCATCAGCTATTGCTGTACTGGCTAGCAATACAAGTAAAAGTAATTTCTTCATAATCAATCCTTCGTAACTATAATGTTGTGTTCTTGAGCTTTAGCTAATAAGGAAGAGAAATTTGATTCAAGATGTGTATACACCGTGTCATAAGCGAGCTGTTCTTTTTCTTCAATCGTGTACTCTTTAACAATTTCATTAGCTAAATAGTCTAATGCGTCTAAATAGCACATCTCTCTCATGCGTGTTCCTCCCAATCATCTTCTTCCATGACTTCATCCCACTCACCGTCAGTTATACCTGTTTTGATAAATTCACAATCGGATCGGGATAGTTCAGGAAATGCGTCTTGGATAAGTAACCCAGAACGCCAGAGAATCATGCCATCCTCATAAGCTTGTGGGTCAATGTCGATCTCACGTGTGCGAGTTACGCCAGAAATCATAGAGGTGCGAGTAACTTTCGTAGGCATGTTGCCTCCAGTTATTAGTTTGAGAATTGAACTAGAGCGACCCCATACGGTACAAAGGAGGGGTCAAGCCTTTCACCAGTCGGCCGGCAACTCACCCGAGTTACAAGCGTTCCGTACCTTTCAAGCAATGGTAGGGCTCATGTCGGTAAGGGCCATTGCTTTGAATAAAAAGGGCGGGTTGAAGAGAGGTTGGTAGTAAGCAACCCGCCAAACGGAGTATTTATCCTACAGAGTGTTCACAATCGCCTGTCTTCTTAACCCATTTGTTGCTGTGTTCTTTCTTTCCGTATGGACAGAACATGCAACTGGATTTAGATGGCTTAGGTTTGAACTCTGTATCACTCGTTAATCTTAATGCGCGGTCATTGAAGTTCTTTGCGAATGCCAACGCTTGATGTGCTCGGTAAGTCTGACTTGCCAGTTCATTCAAGTCAAGGTACCAAAGCTCAGTATGAATCGTCTCAACCTGTGGATATTTCATTGCTGTCGCTAATGCGTACAATGTCATTTGTTGCCCATGCTTGAGTTCATTACCGTAACGCTTTCCTGTTTTGTAATCCACGATTGTAACTTCTGTGTCTGATAGCCATACGAACGCATCAGCAATAACCCGAAGCCAAATATTATCGTAATCATCAGGAGCACAGGCAGCCCAGTCCTCAGTGAAGCACCACATCTCTTCAGTGGTGACTGCATCTGGATGGAGTTCCTTGAGTGTTTCAAGCTCCGGTTTGAAATGTAAAAGCTCCGCAGCCAGCTCATCTGTTTCACCTTTGACGTATTGTTCAGCAGCAGCATGGATTCTTGACCCCCTGTCGTTTGCAAATTCAGTCTGTCCGGGCTGTAACTCTCTTGGCAACTCCTCAATTTTATCAATATATTGAAGCTTTGCTTTGTAAGGACACCCCTCGTAGAGTGTAAGACGTGAAAACGACCATGCTTTGAGCATTTTGACTCTCTTTTCTTCATTGAAATAGGAGTCATCATAATAGTCTTCATTGTCATTCGTGTAAAATGGTGTTATTCCTTGTGATTGGTTGTTATTGATTGTTGTTTTGTTGTGATTTAAGTTTGACATCTTAAATTTCCGAGTCTATGCTTCGTTTTACTCGCTACTGCGAGCAAAACCATTACAACAAACCATCGAGGATTAAAATGATAATGACGTCGCAGGAAGCTGCTGATTACTTACGCATCTCTGAAGGAACTCTCCGCAGATCACGTTCAACTGGTTATTTATTTGGATTTCCTACTCCCCCGTATCGTAAATTAGGTCATATTGTCCGTTATCGTAAGCCTGATATTGATGCTTGGATGGCATTAACTACTGAAGGCACGTCGGCTGATGTCCAAATCTGCGGTTACGGGAGATGAGCATGAAATTCAGTCAATTTATTGGTACTGAGTATGAATCACTCATCCTACCTGCTATTCCGCCCAATGCTGAGATCTCACCGCACAGTAGTATCGACCCTAAACAGTGTGGCAAAATACCGGGCCGCTTGACCGCATCTGGTTGGACCGGTCTTTCTAAATGGTCTGAGCATATCACTACAGCCGCTGATTTAACGGCTTGGGATGCGTATCAGCGTGCCAATATGTCAGCGAATTGTAAAGATCAACTCGTTGGCCTCGATGTGGACTCCGAAAACGAAGAGTTTACTGAGATCACACTCTTTGTGTTCGCTATGTTCATCGGGGCTAATCATCCCAAGCGTATCCGTTCTAATTCTGGACGTATCCTGCTCGTATGCCGAGGGGATGTCCGGAAGCGCGCGCTTAAGTTCATCAATGAACTCACTGGCGAAATTGTCGGGATCGACATCCTTGGGAACGGTTCGCAGTTCATCATCTGGGGCGAACATCCGTCTGGCGGCCGGTACGAATGGCCCAATGGGACGCTTGACGACTATATGTTTGATGATCTCGTCCTTGTCGATAACGATATGATCGATCGCATTATCAATGAGTTGATTAAGCAGGCGTCCGCTAAGGGATGGGTAATACAGTCCGGTGTTGGTACAGTAGTACATGGCGATTTCCAGATAGATGTCAAAGACTACGAACCACGCGATGAACATATCGCGTTGCCTAAGCTTAAATCTGTTATTCCCACAGATATATACCAATTGATCCTTAAAGGTGTCGAAAAGGGTCGTCGTAGTGAGGCTCAAGCCTCGGTTATTTCCAATTTGGTTGCTTTGGGGTTAGATGATAACTCCATTGCTGACATTTTTTTCAACCCTGCTCATGGCATTGGAGAAAAAGCCCGTGAACAAGGTGTTGAATGGACGATGAGGGACATTGCGCGTATGCGCGGTAAATTTCGCCCATCTAATGATGTTGAAACAAAGCAGTCGGAAGTCTCGGTCGAATCGGTGGTTGAACTTAGTGAAGACCTCCTCGAAGGACGCATCAAATGCTTGGAAAAGGATGCTAAAATCGCCGAAATAGAGGCTATTTGTGTCGATCTTGCCAAGCTACGCAATCAGCCTGTAATCAACAGACTGGTACGTTTGATCAAGAAGCAAACAGGCACATCGCTTAAAGATATTAATGAGATTGTTAGTGCTCACTTACCTAAGAAGGCTGATGGCGAGGATGTGTCGGATAATCCGGCACATGAAGTTACACATCATCAGCTTGCTTTGCGTCATCTCCAAACAGTCGGTAATCTCGGTGTACAGGAGATTTGTTGTGGTGGTTCACTGTATCGATTGGGCGATGATTTCGTTTGGCAAATGCGCCCTGTCGCTAAAGTTGTGGTCGAGATGTGTCAGTCGATGGACGGCATGGACAATTTCTCAAGGCGTAGCGATTACGGTTCTGTTCAGAAGCAATATTTGGATATTATTGCTAATGAAGAGTTCTTTGCTAATCGCCCGCACGGTATAGCGTACGAAGATTCGTATTTTTACTCTGTCAACGTGGATACGTTGACAGGAACCAAAAAACTGTCGTGTGTGCCACTTGAAGGTAAGCACTGTGTCACTTCAAAGGGTCGTTTTGCCCCAGATGGGTCAAAAAAGCCCAGAAAGATCTTCAAATTCTTAATCAAAGCACTCAATAATGGCGATTTGAAGGGGCAAGTACGCCAATTGCGTGAAGTATACGCGATGGTGCTGCTTGGGCATCTGAACTACATGCAGTTGTGCTCTTTCTTTTTTGGTGCACCCGCGACCGGTAAATCCGTGCTGAATGAGCTGTTGTGTGCTCCATTTGCAAAAGAGTCGGTAGTCTCGATCCAACCGTACTTGCTCACCCAAGAGTATTATGCGATTCAGCTCAAAGATGCGGTGGTTAACCAGATCACAGAGCTTGAAAGCGATAAAGTTTGGGGTGAAGCGTTTAAATCATTCGTGGATTTGTCGCTTGTGACAGGTCGCCATCCATCTGGACGCCCTGTTTCGTTTGTTTCGTTTGCGGCTTTCTTCATTAATGCGAATTCGTTGCCACAGTTTAAAGATAAAACTGAAGCAATGATCCGTAGGCTCGCATTTTTTGAGTTTCTCAATGTTATTCCTGTTGAGGAGCGTAATCCGCACCTGATTAATGAGTTGATTGAGGAACTGCCATATTTCATGTACTGGTGCTTGGAAGTTGCAGATGAGGTACTCGCTCGTGGGTACGTTCAACTGAGTAAAACGTGTATTCGTCTCCAAGGCGTTGCGCAAGAGCGTAGCAATAATGTACTCGATTTCCTCGCCGACGTTGATGTGATAGAGAAGAATGACCACATGGTTATTCCTATTAAAACGGTGTACGAGATATATAAAGGAAGATGCAAAAGTAATGGTATCAAGCCGTATGGCAAGAATAACTTTGTGGGCATCTTATCTGATCACGCTGAAGTCGCTCGCTCATTTCACAGGGAGAAGAATCCAAATGGCAATCTTTGCTTGCGTGGATACGCACTTTCTCCCACAGCTTTTCAGGACTGTGGTATCTCAAATCTGAGCCTTCCAAACCAATTTTCCCTGATTATGTCAGTTGGATAAAATACATTTCGATACATTTCAGATGTATTTGTTGAAAGGCCTCTGTTGAGGCCTTTTTTGTTGTTGTTGAAATCAAAACACAGTGTTTTAAAAACATCAATTCAGAAAATACATTTCCTGATCGGATAAACACAAAAATACATCACATAATCCGTAGGAGAATCAAGAAGATATGTTAATAAATGTATTAGATGTATTTTCTATAAGGGGGTAGGTTCCATATGGAAAAAAAAGATAAAAAATTAGCCTAGCTTGTGTTTTTTTTCTTTTTTTCTATATATAAATCCTACCCCCCCCCGTACGGCTACATTTAATACATGTCTGTTTGTGTGGACGACATAAAAAAGGGGTATGGCTTTCGCCATACCCCCAAGAGCTAACGGAGATTAGCTATTAATACATCTCAATCCCTTCACGCTCGTTAATTACCATACGCGCTGAGGTCTCGATGCTCTCTGTGAGCGACCGAACCAAGGTGTTGATGTGTTCTTCGAGCTTAGCCAAGCCAAACATAGCTGAGCGGGCTTTGAGATATTCACCTTGATACTGCTGTGCAAGAAGCGGGTTGATACCCTCGGCCATCTTGTACCGATTCTTGGCCTCTTCCATAAGATTGAAGGCCTTGAATTTGTGACCGAGCTTTTCAGCGACCTTGCTCTTGCTAGGCGGATTACCGATCTTGAGGCTGAATTTGTTTACATAACGGAGCAATTCCTGCTCAGTCATTTCAACATAATCCGATGCGACCGGGATCACGAGCAGATTGGCTAGCTCTGCCTGATTCTTGAGAGCATAGGCTGCTGTGCGCTCAGCCCGATCAATCGCTTGACGGGCACGTTTGGCATGATGCAACTGCTCTGCATGAATCAGCTCATCGACTGTGGTATTGAGCAATGCTGCCTGCTCTTCCAGATCCTCGACATTTGAATCTTCCATCTCATCAATCTGAGCTGATGGCTTCTGGAAGAATTTGATCATATCGGCTGCATCTGCATTCAGATCTGATTTCTGAGCTACTCCATCGAACATGTGGTAAAGCTGACGTGCTGTGGTAAGACGTCTTTCTGTGTCCTTAACTTTCTCAGACCGTTCCTCAGAAGGAGGAAGAGTTCCAAGATAAGAAAGGTACGCGGAATTGCGAATGACATCATTACACGCGCTATATTTGCCACCAATGGCCAAGAATTCGCCATATGTTGCGTCCTCCATAGTAGGATGATAGATAGAAGCAGCCTCTTCAATGATGGTTTCGAGGTCAGTTACACGTACGTTATCAATTTTCTCAGACATAATAGTCTCCAATTTGAGTTAACCGTCCAAAGTTGACGGCATAACAAGTTACCTAAGCGGCGCAAGCCGCAACCGCTTAGGTGGTTGTCGATTAATGGTCGAATTCAAAACACTCGCATTCTGTGTAACGAAGTACGAACTCTTTGGCTTTTTCACTCTTAGCCATTGCTACTTCATACATCGTCTCAGCAATATGGAACATCTCTGTTTCATTGCCTGTCAGGATTGCGATTTCATTTGCATCATCTGCTGTCATACTTATCTCCGTTTTATCTACCTGTGATCAGGCGCGTTGTGTGTAATAATGCTGATAACATCAGACCACCAAAGATGGCAGTCATAGCTACTGAGGCCTTGCCCATATAGATGGACGCAGCAAATAGCCCGAATGAGAAGAACATATCGATAAATGCAATACCTTTCTTACCCATGCGTGTTGCTATTCCGAGGGTTAGCAGGACTATGTAGATCACAAGAGCGAGACCTACGCCTGACAATATACTGTCCATTAAGCTGAACATGGTAAATCACCTCCAAAGATCTTATCGTTTGAGAGATATGTTGTTTCCCAATTAAAGAACACATCAGGGTCTTTTGATGCAAACAAATGACAATGCACTTTGACACCTGCGATGTCACTGAGCATACGATCACTAACGATTTGAAGATCCTGAAGTTGAGCGACATACATTTGTGATGTTTTCTTATCATCACTCTTTGTCATGCTTAGGCTATGTTGGATTTTGGTGTAATACTCTTGCATTTGTTCATACACAGCATTGAGGCCTTCAGCCACTGCCGCTGCTTTGGTATGATTCATGTATACACCGATGATTGATACACCCATCCCATTCACAGTATGGGTTACTGCTGTTACTTTTATGCTCATAACTTTTCTCCGTTATTAGTCGCCCAGTTGACGACATAACAAGTTACCTAGGCGGCGTAAGCCGCACACCTAGGTAGTTGTTAGTTATGCTCTATTCAAATACTTCCGCTTTTGATAGATCCAGCGGAATAAAACATGACCTTGCTGTTAAAAAGCTTGTTGGGTCAAAATACTCTGATTCAAACTCATTGATCAGATCATTTGACTGTACTGGCTTTTTACCTTCAGCAAGTGACACAGTAATATGGTAACGATTACGATTACCGTTATAGAACAGTTGTGAACCATTACGCACGAATGTAACGACATAACAATGCACACCGTTCTTTGCCAGTTCTGTAGTGGCGATTGCTTGCCATCCATCACTGATAAGGTCTGAGGTTATTGTGTCTGTACCAAACTTCTCTGTAACATGATGCGCAATAGGGCGTGCATACACAGGTTTTAGAGATAAGTTGTTTTTGTATGCTGTATACATCTTAGATTTCTCCATTCAACTGGGCTAAACGGTACTGAGCTTCACGACTCTCTGGTCCCCAATACTCGTTCTGTCTCATGGTATAGACGTTGTAATCATCACTTTTATAAGGGATCTGTTCGTCACCATTACAGCTATCGTCATCAGGCCAGATCTTACGTTCAAAATCATAATCGCCACTGATGACGTAATACACCTCATCACCGAACTTGGTCATGGGGTATATCTCAAGCGATGGGAAGTAGCTTTTAACTAATTCTTCTGCTGCTTCCAGTGAGATGTAGTAGTAAGAACGATTGATGATGACTTCAACCAGATGCTCGGATGGGACATACTCTGCATTGATCAGACCTACACGACCAGACCAAGGGCCAATGAGATCTTTAGTTGATCCATCTTCCATTGTGATACGGTATGTACGACCGCCAAAACCGTTACCGGGTTTGTTGTACGAGAAGAACGCTCCGAACATACCCGCTCTGCCCACGTACATAGTTCCGTCATTTAATTCCAGCTTTTTAAACCGATAATCCTCGCTTTTAGGCAAGAACTCTTGATCTACTTCCATTTCGATTGTTGGACCCCATGAGTCCTTGTGATGGGCATTGATGTCAGCTCTTAAACTAATTGTTTTGATTTTAAACATGGTATTAATCTCCGTTATAATCGCCACACATTGACGACAAACGAAGTTACCTAAGCGGCGTAAGCCGCACTTCTCCACATCTTAAAAGTGATCTTTAGCCAACATGACTGCTGAAGGTGTTCAGGGATGTATTCAGTGGACTACATTAAAAAGGGGGCCGAAGCCCCCTCTCTGTTATAAATCGCCGCGCTTTTTAGCGTCCGCGATCACTGCTTTACGGAATTGCTCATACTTCTCACGCTCGAGCTTCATCTTTTCCTCGGTTATGATTTTCTGGACTTCACGTTCCATATCCTCTGCTTGTGACTGCTCTACATAGCTTGACATGGCTGCGATTGTGGCTTTACGTAATTTCTTAAACATGGCTTTTCTCCGTTAATTACCATCGACGTTGATGGCATGCGTAGTTACCTAAGGGGCGTAAGCCCCCCAAGTAACTGTGTGGCGTGAGGTTAATTATGCAAACTGCATCTTTTTCAGTGCGTGCCAAGCTTCCGCTCTAGTTGCGTAGCTATGTACCACGACCATTTTGCTAGCTTTTCCGCGGCAGATGTTACAGCCCTTGACGTAGAGAGCTGAGTTCTGGTACTTGCCCGGTGCTGATTTAGGCGCTGCTTTAGGCGCAACTGGGTTCGATACCTTGGCCAGTATGCGGCCTAGACGTTCAGATGCTTCTTGCAGCGGGTATGGCCCTTTTGTTGCGCCGGACTCTGTGTTCATGATGAAGAACTGTGCTTTGCGACCGTCTTGTACGAGTGTGTATGACATGATGTAATCTCCGTTGTGTAATGTGGCGATGTTGCCGTGATAAGTTACCTATGCGCCGTGAGGCGCTACCTCCCCTACCCGAATTCGGAAACCGAAACCGAACCGCCCCCCTTCCTGAGAGGAGGGGGGAGGGGTAGATCACCACCCCAGCCACAACTTTTTTCAATTTTCAAATTTATAAAAATTTATAAAAATTTATAAAAATTTTTGAATGTTGTAAAAATTCGGCAACATGAGCTAAACTGCGGAATTATGGGATTATTAGCTCAACTCGTAGACATCGATTTCAACATTACCGACGAACAAAAGCGGTTGGTAGAGGGTCTTTTTGCCGGTTTAACCAAAAAACAGGCGTTAGCAAGGGCCGGTTTCCGTGAATCGATGAACATTAATCGCTATTTCCGTGATAATCCGCATCTTGAAGACTATGCTAAGCACTTGCAGTCGGAAGAACGGAAGAAATGGCGCGTATCACGCGAGCAGGTGACCCAAGGATTGATGGAAGCAATACAAGATGCAAAAATGCTTGAAGAACCTAATACTCAGATCAATGGGTGGAGAGAATTGGGCCGATTGCACGGGCTTTATGCACCTGAAGAGAAAAAAGTGACCCTCTCGGCTGAAAAATCCGAGCAGATGCGCCAAATCGAAGAAGCCTCTGTGGAAGAATTGCTTGATATGACTGGACACGAGATGATCGAGGGCGATTTCGAGCTAATTTCCGATGTCACATAAAAACTTGCCCACTAGAAAGTGGGGGATGACGCCGACTGAGCTAAAGAAAATGCGTTTTTGCGGCTCGTGCGGCAACCTGATTCATAGAAAATCGTTCAGTTCGAGCGGCGCAGCCCGCTGTGTGAATTGTCAGAACGATGAGATCCCGACCAAACCCGAAAATATTAATAAAGAGCGCCAACGTGTCCGGTATATTAAGGACAAAGAAGCGGCGCGAAATAATGGCGTAGCAGGTGGAAAGGCCGCAGGCCAGATTCAGAAAGAGCGGGCCGAGGACAAAAAGAAAGAGTGGCCTGACAAAGCGCCTAAGAATGTGGAGTTGGAGAAACGCCGTGCCCGACATGCGAAGGAGCCTATTATTGGGCAGACCGCTAGTCGGGATATTGTGAAAGCTGAGCTTGCAAACCGTGCTTTAGCTAGAAAAAAGTTAATATTTTTCATTCTGCGCAACTTTCCTGAGTACCAACCGGGGTGGGTGCATAACCTTATTTGTTCAAAATTAGAAAAATTTAGCCAAGATGTTATTGACAGAAAAGCCCCCCGTCTCATGTTGTTTGTGCCGCCACGGCACGGAAAGTCGGAAATCGCTAGTAAGATGTTTCCTGCGTGGCATCTCGGTCGCGCCCCTAAGCATGAGATTATCGCAGCGAGTTATGGTGTCTCCCTCCCTATGGGCTTTTCTCGCAAAATTAAGGAAATGATGAAAACCCCAGCGTACACCAATGTGTTCGCTGAATGCCGCCTGCATAAAGATGCTCAAGCCACTGAAGGATGGCTAACGGATAAAGGAGGTGGCTATGTGCCTGCGGGTGTCGGCGGTTCTATTACGGGTAAGGGTGCGCATGTTCTTATTATTGACGACCCTGTTAAGGATGCTGATGAAGCGGATTCTGAAACAATCCGTGAGCGAAATTGGGATTGGTACGGGTCAACAGCACGTACACGTCTTGCTCCGGGTGGAGGAATCCTTGTTATCCAGACTCGATGGCATGATGATGACCTTAGCGGGAAGCTCATCCACCAAATGCAAGAAGACCTCAGAGCGGTTGATGAGGAGTTGGAAGAAGCACTTGAGCGCGGAGCTGATGAGTCGGAAATCTCGAAGATTCGGCGCAAATACGACGAGATCGAACAGTGGGAAATAATATGCTTACCGGCATTGGCGGAACAGGAGGAGTGGTTCAACCCACATAATGGGCAGATTGAGTACAACCGATCTACCCCGGAGTCCAGATTTCTGCGCCATGTTGGCGATGCGCTCCACCCTGCCCGGTTTGATGAGCTAAGCTTACGTAAGATGAGGCGGACGATGGCCAAGCGCCATTGGTCTGCGTTGATGCAACAAAACCCGGTCCCTGATGATGGCGATATATTTACAAAGGATTCTTTTAGGTTTATACCTCACCGTCCCCGTCTTAACAATCATCATGTGTATATTGCTTGGGATTTAGCCATCGGCCAGAAGCAGCAGAACGACTGGACTGTGGGCATGGTTGGTGCGATGAACGAAATGGGGTTTTTAATTATTTACGACATGATTAGGGTGAAAACGAATGAACTCGCAAAACTCATATACGACACCTCTGTGCTATACAAAAATCACCTCCAGCAAATTGGTCTGGAACGCGGTCAAATCCAGATGTCCATCATGCCATCTCTCCAAAGACTGTTCGACGAGAAAAAGTTTTACCCAAGCTTCAACGAAGACTTAAAGCCGGTGACGGACAAAGTGGCGAGGGCTAGGGTAGCGCAGGGAATGGTACAGCACGGAAAGGTGCTATTGCCGGAAGATCAGCCTTGGGTAGAGACTTTTCTGGCAGAACTGCTAAGATTCCCCAATGGATTACACGATGACGCGGTTGACGCGTTTTCTTGGTTATGCCGCATGGTTGAAGGTGTATCGCCACCGCGAGCTTCAGCGCAGAAACAAAAACTGAAAAGTTGGAAAGATAAATTAGGTCAGTACATTGATGCTGATGGACTTAATTCGGGTGGAGCAATGTCAGCATGAGCGACATTAGTATTGTTAAAGAGCAGTATGAGCGGTACATCTATGCGCGTGATAACGGGCATACAGATTTTTTACAAAAGGCTGAAAAATGTGATGCCTTTTATAATGGGGAGCAGTGGAACGCGGCTGATAAAGCCAAACTGGCTCGTCAACGCCGTCCGGCTCTAACGTTGAACAAGCTCCTCCCCAGTGTTGCCGCGATTCAGGGGCAGCAGTTATCAAATAGATCAGATGTGAGTTTCCGCCCAAAAGACGGTGGAAACCCAGAAACAGCAATGGCGCTCGACAAGCTGTGGTTACATATTTCTCAAACCAATCACCTTGATGAGCTGGAATCGGATGTTTTCACTGACGGTATCATTACCTCTCGTGGGTTTTACGACGTACGTATGGACTTTAGCGATAATATATACGGAGATGTTCGTATTAAGTTGCTTAATCCTTATAACGTCATCGTTGACCCGGATGCTGAAGAATATGACCCAAAAGCATGGAAAGAAGCATGGTTAACTAAGTGGTTGAGTCACGACGACATTGAGCGCCTTTATGGTAAAGACGTATCGAAGCAGCTCAAAGGTAAAATCCAATCACGCTACGAAATCGGATATGACTTTGTTGACAAGCGCTTCGGGAGCTTCGGTGGCAGCGAACGGAGGGTTGGTGACGAATTCGACCCTGATGCGACACACAGGCGGCGATTCAGGGTTTTAGAGCGTCAGCATAGAACGAAGTCTATCCGACCCCATTTTGTTGATATTATTACTGGCGAGACTCGTGTGATCCCGGAAGGTTGGGGTCCAGAGAAGATTGCAATGGCGGTCCAGTATTACAATTTGCAGGTTATCAAACGCCCGTATGAAGAGATTCATTGGACGGTAACGATCGATGATGTGTTGGCGCACAACGAGAAGTCTCCGTATAGCGACTTCACCATCGTGCCTTACTTCCCCTTTTTCCGCCACGGTACAACAATCGGGCTGGTTGAGAACATGATCGACCCGCAGGAGTTGTACAACAAAACCAAATCGCAAGAGTTACATGTGATCAACTCGACTGCTAACGGTGGTTGGCAGGGCGAAGAAGGTCAATTGGCTAATATGTCCGAAGAGGAGTTGGAACATCGTGGCGCGGAAACCGGGCTTGTCATCATGCGTAAGAAGGGAACCCTTCCGCTTGAGAAAATCCAGCCAAACCAGATCCCTTCTGGACTCGATCGAATCGGCTATATGGCGGCTGAAGACCTTAAAGAAATCTCAATGGCCTCAGACTCCCTCAGAGGATTCGACAGAGAAGACGTAGCCGCGAAAGCGATTATGACCAAGCAGGCGATGGGCGCATCAAACTTCGCCATGCCATTGCACAATTTACAGCGCACTCGCGGCTTGTTGGCCTATCGGGTACTGGATCTGGTACAGCAGTACTACACTGAAGAGCGCGCAATTACCGTGACCAAATCGGATCTGGCGGCTCAGCCAGAGACCCTTACTGTGAATCAGATGTCGCCAGAGGGCGAGATTCTGAACAACTTGCAGGCCGGTGAGTACGAGGTTGTGTTGACCACTGTTCCGGCTCGCAACACTTTTGAAGAGTCTCAGTTCCAGCAAGCTAAAGAACTACGTGAACTAGGTATTATGATTCCGGACGACATTCTCATCGAGAACTCAACCCTGTATCGTAAACACGAGATTGCCAAGCGTCTGAAAGAAGCAAATGGCGGTGGTGAGGCTTCGCCAGAACAGCAACAGATGATGCAACTTGAGCTTCAGATCAAGCAGCTTGAAGCGCAGAAGATGGCGGCTGAGGCCAAGAAGATCGAGGCGGATGCGGTGCTCTCCCTTGTGCGTGCGCAGGACATTGCTGAGGGTGAAGAAGGTGATGGCGGCATGATGGAAATGCGCAAGATGCAGAACGAGAACGAACGGTTCTTGGCTCAGCACGAAGCGGATATGAAGAAACTCGACGCAGAGCTTGGGTATAAGTATGCCGAGCTGGATCAGCGTAGAGCGGAATCTGATCACAAAGCAAACATTGATAAAGCCAATGTGTTGACCAGTATCGAGTCAGCCCGCCGCAAAGCGGATAATGACGATGCAAAATCCCAAATCGCCGCCCACCAAGCACAAACCCAACGTAAGGCTGCGGAACGCCCCGCACCGAAACCCGCAGGAGGGAACAAATAATGGCAAATGGTTATGACGAGAATAAGCGACGTGCCGCAGAGGGTCGTAGTTTCCAGCGTAGGAGTGGTTTTCCAAAAATAAATTCGGGTAATGCCAGCGCGAGCGGATCAATTGATAACCCGAACGCACCGGAAACTGCCCAAACACGCAATGCTAAAGCGAGAGCGTCAAACAATAGGCTTAATAAACCTACTGCAATGAAAACAGGTCCAAGCGAAGCAATGGGTGCGCGCAAAGCTCGGTCAGGTAGGATGAATATTATCAAAGCAAATGAAGCCACTGGTGAATATTCTAAAAATAGGCCAAGTCCGCGCACTCCTAAGCCGAAGGGTCGCGCTGCGCGTGCTACAGCACCCGGTATGCTGAATACTGATATGAAGAACTACGCGGCACAGAACAAAGCGGCGGCTCGGGCAAAGATGGTACAAAACGCTAAAGCCGGTGCTTTGAAAGGCCTGCGCGGTAATCTGATCGGTATACCGCTCGGTGCAGCAATCGGTGTTGCTGTAGGCCAAGGCAGACGTACACCAACAACTAAAGGCCAGATGGGCCGTGTTAATAAGCTTCCCCCCAAGCCGACGACTGCGCCGATGGTGAGTCCTCAAGTACAGGCCCGCCAGCAGGCTTTGATTAATGCAAACCCCGGCATGGCCTCTTTGGCAGAGCAGGATTTAAACAAACGTAAAATGTAACCCTAATAGGAGCCACCCCTATGTCTGAAGAAAATGAAGTAGTTGAAGAAGAAGTAATTGATCGCGGCGATGAAATCCTTGCGGAAGTGGAGGAAGAAGTTGACGCGATTGAAGCCGAGGAAGAAGAAGCTGAGGAAGCCGACGGCCTCGAGTTAGAGGACGAAATAGAAGATGATGAACCGAAGGCTAGAAAAGAACCGATGCTCCCTAAATCTAGGTACGACTCCGTGGCGGCTAAAAACCGCGAGTTGGAAGCGCGGATTGCCGAGATGGAAGCGGCCGGAAGGAACAAACAAGCGGCTCAACAGCGTGAAGAGCAAACTGCTAACATGGAAGACTACATTTCGCAACTGGACGCGGATTACGCCGAAGCTGTGAAAGATGGTGATACGGATGCTATGTCCCGTATCCGTAAAGAACAACGTAATGCTGAGCGCGAGATGTATCGTATGGAGATGCAGGAGTCTGATCAGAGGTCAGTATCTCAGGCACAGGAACAAGTGCGCCTTGACCTGACCATCGATGCTATTGAGTCTCAGTATGACCAACTGAATCCGGAATCTGACAACTATGCGCAGGATGTAGTGGACCAGATACAGGAGCTACGATCAGGGTTTGAAGCGACAGGCCGCTACACCCCAACGCAAGCGTTGGTTCGTGCAGTTAAGTTCGTACTCCCGGATAACCCTGCGGCGGCAGCGCAAGCTGCTCCACAGGCCAAACCGAAAGGCAACTTGGGTAAGAAAGTTGCCGCGGCCAACGCCCAACCGCCCTCAATGGATGGCGTCGGTGACCAAGGCAACTCAGGTGGCAAAACCACGGCTGATCCATCTCCAATGGAGATGACTGAAGACGATTGGGCCGCATTACCTGAGTCTACTCTTAAACGTATGCGTGGAGATGCGTTTTGAGTAAACTACGAGACAAAATTCTCGCACGGCGCGAGGCCTACCTCACTCGTGAAAATATGACACGAGAAGAGTATTTGGCTAGTAAATCTGAAAAAAAGGCAGCCGCTAAAGCGCGGTATGAACGCAGACAACAGGAGGCTAATTCAAATGGCTAAAGGTAAAAAAGGCGGCGGCGGCAAGAAGTGCTAAATGCCATACGCCCCCGGTAAAAATCCACTACGCCCAGACGAAGCCACGCGACAAGCGATGGCTGAGTCTCGTATACGCAATGCAAATGCGTCCCCACAATCAGTGGGGCACGCACTTTCGCAAGGCGTACGGACTATACCGGGAGGAATTGCACGACTTCCTTTGTTACCTGCTTACTTGGCAGGCGATGTGCCCCCGGAAGCAGACCAACGGCTCATTGGCGGCGTCGTTGACCGCGCAATGGGTGTAGACCCCAATTATCAGCCGAAAGCGGACTTTGAAAAGATTGCTTATTACGGCGGTCAATTTGCAGATGTCGCAATCCCCGGTACGGTGATTCCTAAGGTTTATCGTGGCTTAAAAACAGCATCAGAAGTCCCTTTTGATGTTACTCGACGTCAAGCAGGAGGTCTTCGTGACGTTGCTGATGCGTTCAAGAAGGGTTATCAGGAAGACGTAGCCAAAGGGCCAATCCTAGCGCAGAAGGAAGATTTCCCTGAAGCTGTACAGGCTGGTGCACCAATGACGCGGCGTAAGTTTAATACGCTGGCTGCGGGTACAGCCGCGGCAGCAGCAATCCCTGCGACTGCGTATCAGGTTACTAAAGCGCTGGACGCGCCGGTTGCAGAAGCCGCAGCAAAATCGTCGGCGCACGTTGCACCGAAAGCCGCAGCCGCAGTAACGCGTCTTGTTACACCCGAAGGTACAGCACTTTTATCCAAAATGGATAGCCGTTTACTTAATCATCAAGCAATGAATGCGGCTCGATTAAGGCATAGTGCTGAATTCTCCGCTCTTCAGAAACAGATAGACGTAGTACCGACAAAAGCATACAGAAGCGATAAACTACCGGGCGAGTACGGAAAAGTTTTTGACGAGTATGATAACGCTCTAGCGAAAGATTTTCTTGATGCACCACGACGGTATGATATTAACGAAGCTGCATTAAATGCAGAGAGGCAGTCTGCCGTCCCTCTGGAAACAGAATACCGCCATACTGGAAAAATCAAAGACTATTTGGGTAGAAAACAACTACAAGCGGATAAGTTTGGAGACCGTTTTCCATCGTTGAAAAGGGTTAACCAACTAAAAAAAGAGAACCTGACAGACCGCGGTTTCAAGGGACAACTTTCTGGGAATGAAGCTGCATTCTCTAATATGCAACAAGCTAAGAGAATGCACATGGATGTTGGTTATCGTATAAATGTAAGTCACGATATTAAACGTGCCATGAATGCTGAGCGCAAAGGCATAAAACAAGACGTTAGTATTTATGGTGATGACTTTAAGTGGGCGGAACACGCTGCTATTAAAGATTTAGTTAAGCTTCAGCGTGAGTACGACAATGCTGTAAAATTTGGACAAACAGATCGAGCTAAATCCCTTTATGACGATGTTCAAACCGTCCGTGCGGAGCTATCCTTTTATGATAAGGGCAGAAAGTACGTCACGGGCGACATAGGAATCCCTAATGTTAATGAGGCGCGAGCATTTAATAGCGAACCACAGTGGGTAAGGGACCGTATTGATTACAGTCCTTACGAGGGGTCTTTCCGTGTCGTTGATGATCAAACGGGAGAAGCCTTTATATTCGGTTCATCTCAACCATCAGAAGCAGTCGATTTTGTTAAAAATCCAGATAAATGGGTAAGACTAGATAATGGTCATTATGGGCGAGCAAAAGATTACCCTTGGATGCGTAAAGAGTAATTGTTGCATTTTTTACAACACTTGCTACCATTCTAATATTCGAAGCCGGTGAGCGATAACATCGGGGTCTATCAGAACGACCTAAAAGGGTTGAACCAAAAGTCCGCAGGCTCAAGCGATATGAGTATTTTGACAAACCATTTGTATTTAACAGCATAGGAGATTGCCACTATGGCATTGACTAACTTTGCTGCACTTACAGACGAGCAGAAAACAGTCTGGTCTATGGACTTTTGGAAGCACGCCCGTAACTACAGCTTCATGAACAAATTCACTGGCACAGGCCAAGACTCACTCATTCAACGCGTAACTGAACTGCGCAAAGATGAGCGAGGCGCTCGTGCTGTAATCACCCTCGTAGCTGACCTGCTTGGTGACGGTATCGCAGGAGACCGTACTCTGGAAGGCAACGAAGAAGCCATGCGTTCTTACGATCAGGTTATCCGTATTGACCAACTGCGTCATGCTAACCGCAATATGGGTAAAATGAACGATCAGAAATCCATCGTCCGTTTCCGCGAGCAGTCTCGTGACAAACTGGCTTATTGGATGGCTGACCGTATGGACCAGCTTGCTATCCTCACCATGTCTGGTGTTGGTTACGGCGTACACACCAACGGTGCTACCCGTGTAGGTTCCGACCTGATCAATCTGGAATATGCTGCTGATGTTAAAGCAGGTTCTGCTAACCGCGCTTTCGTCTGGGACGGTACTAACAAAGTTCTGTCCACCACTCAGACTCAGACTGACATCACCCTTGCCGCTGATAAACCGACTTGGGAAATGTTCGTTGAACTGAAAGCACAGGCCAAGAACAACTACGTACGTCCAGTCCGTACTTCTGACGGTATCGATTTCTACCATGCTTTCGTTACTCCAGATGCTATGGCTGCTCTGAAGAAAGATCCAAACTTCATTGCTATGGTTCGTGACGCCGGTGTTCGTGGTGCTTCAAACCCACTGTTCAAAGGTACTGATACCATTATGGTTGACGGTATTGCTATCTCTGAATATCGCCATGTATTCAACAACAAAGGTCTGGCAGATGGTTCCCGTTGGGGCGCTTCTGGCGACGTAACAGGTTGTCGTATGCTGTTCTGTGGTGCTCAGGCTCTGGCTTTCGCCGACATCGGTGCTGCCTCTTGGGACGAAGAAATGTTTGACTACGAGAATCAGATCGGTATTTCTACTGGTAAGATCTTCGGTTTCCTCAAACCACAGTTCCATACTGACGTGACCAACTCTGTTGAAGACTTCGGTATTATGACTGTAGACTTCGCCACTGGAGGTAACGACTAATGGCTATTTCTAAAACTTATGGTCACCAAGACCAACTCGTATGCGTTGCAGAAATTGCCGTTGATGCGGATCTGGCAGCAGGTACTTATGTACTGGCTGACCTGCCGTTCGATGCCATCATCCTGAACGCAAGTCTGGTTGTTGAAACTGCTGTAACTGGTATGACTACCCCAACCGCTGCGCTGCAACTGCATCGTGCCGGTGGTGCGTATGACACCCCAGTTGCTCTGTTGGGTGCAACCGCAATCGACGCCGCTGCTACTACTGGCGCAACCAATGCGACCGTTGCATCTTCTGATGCGATTCGTATGGACGAGTCTGTAGACGTAGAAGTGGTAATCGCAGGTACTGGTACTGCTACCGCTGGCCGCATTTATGTGGTTATCGAGTACACTCGTACTGAGCGTGCACGCGAAGTTCGCTAAGGGTTCACACCCTCGGTGATGAGAAGGGGGTCTTCCGTAAGGAATACCCCCTTTTTTCTTTAAACTACACGACCCTATAGGGTTGGGAGACTAGAATGCCTGTAGAAATGGTACTACACTATGACCATCGCCACGTTTCTAAAACTGGTCGTATTGTTGGATTTAAAGCTGATGTCCCATCGATGATCCCCGACGATGTGGTGGCTGAATGTGTTGCTTTTGGTGCTCGTAGAACAGACAGTAAACCGGCTGTATCTGCCCCACCGAAGCCAAAGAATGAAACTGCTCCAAGCGGTATTGCTCGTAGTGATGCAATCAAGGCCGCTTTGGTAGTATTGAAAGAAGAAAACGACGAATCTAAGTTTGCTGGAACGGGTCGCCCGAAGGTAAATGAGGTTTCTAAGATGGCGGGCTTTACCGCTGATGCTAAAGAAGTATCGGACCTTTGGGACGAATTGAATGGCTCTGGAAACGAGTGATATTTTTAATCTTTTAAGACTTGAATTAGACGACAAAGAGTTGCCGGGTAACGGCGACTCTTCGTTCTCTCTTTGGTCGAATGAAGA